TAGAACCTATGTAGTTTTCCCCTGTTATTTTGTTCCTTATTTGATAAACGCAACTCATTTACTAAACCTCGTAGTATAATATTATTTAGTAAATGAGTTATTTAAACCCATTCTGGTTTACGATGGGTCACCCATTCTGGTTTTTCAATTTTCATAAGAATACTTTTTGGATTATCGTATATCCACTCTATCACAAATTTTTTTCTTTTTGCCGAAAAACTTGGGATATTATATACACCATTAGGTTTAACAACTTCTACTTTTAATTTTTTCAAAATTGCATGTAACAACGCACAACTAATCGATGTCGATCCACCATAGAGACTTGTTGGATTATATTCTTTATTAATACAATCTCTAAGTGATTTTACAGTAATATATTTACCATCATCAACTTCTGATGGATAAGACTTCCAGTCACTCCATATAGACCCAATTTGTCTTTCTTCTTTATTTTTGCTCATAATCAAATCCAATCAGGTTTACGATGGGGCAATCGAAGGTAATTATCGCATACCCAAGGTTTAGACGCAATATACATCTTATATTTGTCAAAGATAGATATTGAAGTATCCAACTTAAATTCATCAGGTCCCGCAAAAACAAAAGATGTATGAGCATCCAATCTTGTCTTTGGAAAGATTTTATCTGCTTCTAGAAGAGTTTGGAAGCAGGTATGCACTTTACCATATCGTGCTGCATACTCCTCACACAATGCAAGACCGTGCCGGATTAACCATCTGGCATTTGCAGCAGTTTCATTTGCCCATACGGTGCAGGGGTGATTGCGAAAGGCACCCTTATCGGTCGCATACGGGGTTCCATCGGTCTTAGGAAGAGTTCCATACCCGTGCCCCCATTTGTCTGAGGCAACGATAGAGAGCATCTGACAGCACTCTAGAGGCATCTTGACGATGTGCTTGTCAGGAAGAACCTGTGCAGACTTGACTGGACATTCATTTGTGATGAAAATGTTCATGTTAAGAGTTTGCTAAAACTGATTGCCAGTAGGAACATAAGCATTATAACCACATCCCAAGATTTTGTCCTTATAAAGTAAGGAACTGAAATCATATCAGCAACGAAGTGAAGCATCACTCCAAGAGTCATATTGATATGAAGAACAACAAAATACGCAGTAATCACTAGGATACTACCAGTTATTCTCATTGGGACATCAACTTTGGTCATTTCAAAGGTCGAGTAAAGATTTCAGATATAATGTCTGTTGCACCCATTGCTTCATACATATAAGTCGCAGCAGATCGTGGATTTGTATGATCTCCACAGGTAAAGACATCACATACTGCCATACCATTCTCCGGCCAAGTATGAATACTAATGTGAGATTCGGCAAGAAGTGCTATGGCAGTTACACCATGAGGATCAAACTTATGTGATGAAATATCTAATAAGGTGCTTTCAGATAGTGTTGCAGCATTTGAAAGCACATTACGGATATGTGCTTCATCATCTAATAATCCATAAGGACAACCTTTGAGAGTAAAAAGAATGTGTCTCATCCAAATGTCGAATCGGGTTCCAGAGCAATATAATACTTGAGATTGTGTTGTGTATTCTTGAATTGTGACAGAAGTTTAGAAGACACTACCACCTCATAAGCACCAGGAATAATCTTGATGTTTTCTACCTTAAAGTTAAACTCAAAATCATCACTGGTCTCACCAACAATAATGGCATACTCATTGGAAGTATCGTTTTTCTTATCACGAACGACAAGTTTAATAACACCATTCTCACCAATGGCAGACATATCAGGAAGTTGATATACTGCTGCTGCTTTCGTCAATTTTTCAAGTGTCACACTATCCAACTGGAAGCATACATCTTGAGATGGTAATGTAATTTCTTTCTCTGGAGGAGCAATAATTACATTCGGGTCAGCAAAGAAATACTTCACACGACGTTTACCTTCTTTGATGCTCAAGTAACTGCCCTGATTAAAGTCGAGGTCAGGATCCTGATGAAGACTCAAACCATTCAAAAACTGGTTGAGATCATAAATCGCAAAGTCCCGTGGAAAATCTTCTTTAATTTCTGCTTCGGCAAGAATGTTCTTTGCCACAGAAATAGTGCGAAGTTTGTTGCCTTGCTTTACAAGAATAGAATTGTTAATACCCGCAAAGTTCTTGAGGATAGCAAGTGCGTTGTCAGACAGTTTCATTGTTTGTTCTTTGATTTTCATTATTATTGAGGGTACGTTTCACGATTTGTATTCTTATCATTGAAATACATGAGAAGAACAGCATAGTGAAGGATCTTAAATATATCACGACGTGGAGTACCTTTCTTATCATATCGTGAAACATATTTCATAATATTATCTCTAGAACATGCTTCACCGTCATTGTGTGCTGCTTCAATAAAATCTAAAGTTTGAAGATTTTGATCGTTAGCAGCATAGTGTTGCTTATAAGTTCCTCTAATATAGTCAAGAAGTTCTTTTACGATCTCTTCTTCATTATATTTCCAGGGTGTTGAAGATGCATAGATGGCATCAGGATCAGGATTAATACAAAAGTCACGATCATTTGTTCCTGCTATCCAAGTGCCATCTTTTGCCCAATTGCCAACTGTCGAATTCAAGTTAGTATTAGTGTATTCATCCATTTTTAAAATTTCATCGTAAAGCATATTAATCATAACTTATTATATCAAGAAAAGTTGTATGCGTCAAGAGATTGTTTTTGTTGCTCTTCAGTAGGCATCACAAAGTCGGCATCAATTTTGTCATAAAGTTCCAAGAATGCCTGTTTGGTCTCATCGTCAAAACGATTTACACAAACTTGAATTGCCTTTGCTTTGTCTTTGAAAATAGCATAGGCACGAATGATATGAACCAAGCGGCGGGTGCTGATGATTTCATCAATACCACCATCATAGAACGTTTTACGGATCACGTCTGACCAATCGCAAAGACGCTTACAGAAGTCACGATCTTCCACTCCAAGATCCAAAGCAATACCCTCAAGAATTTTCTGTTCAGTTGCAGGAGTTGGATAAGACTGCTCAAAGGTCACAGGAAAACGCTCAAGAAATGCTTCATTCAGAACATTAGTGCCGATAAAACGACCATCATCAGAACCTTTACCTTTTGTGTTCGCAGTGGCAAATACATTGAAACCTTTTGTTGGTTTTACATACTTACCGATCTTTTTCAGGAACACACCCTTACCTTCAAGGATGGACTGGAGACAGAGGATTTTATTGCTAGCAAGGTCAACTTCATCGAGTAGCAAGATTGCTCCTCTCTGGAGTGCTTCAGTGACAGGTCCGTTATGCCAAACAGTTGCCCCACCGACAAGACGGAAACCACCAATAAGATCATCTTCATCTGTCTCAATAGTAATGTTTACACGAATGAGTTCACGTCCAAGTTGAGCACAAGCTTGCTCTACAGACAACGTTTTACCATTACCCGAAAGACCCGTAATAAACGTTGGGTAAAAAAGATTGGACTGAATAATTTTTTTAAGATCACCAAAGTTACCAAACTTGACGAAAGTATCATCTTTATCAGGAATAAAGTTTTGTTCCTGAGCAGGAATTATTGCAGGGGGAGCAGGGGGAACTTGGTAGGTTTGCTCCATTTTTTCCCGAACGGTAAGGTTCCACTTACCACGTCCAACTTTATAATCAGAAATTTTATTTGTAACTGTCTGATAGTTAGATCCATTCATCGCACACCATCCACGAATATCAGAACCGGTTACAGACTCCCCATAAAGTTCCTGTAAGGAAGTGACGATGTAATCAGCAGAAAGAGACATGATCTTGTTTTGTTGGTTTCAACTGAAGTTATTATACAATGAAAAAGGGGTCTCAACGACCCCCAGTGGACAGTTTAAGAATTGGTCAGATGCTCTTTCAACTCTTTAATCAATTTTCTACGAGAATGTCTCCTGTCCAGTTCGATACCAACAGTTCTACCATACTCTTCAAGTTCGTCCTTACTCATTTCATCGATAGAAACATCACTTTCAAAAACTTCTTGAGTAGGTTCAGGAGCAATTGCTTCTGCTGGTTCTGAAGGAACTGCAACTGGAGTAGGTTGTGCAGGTGCTGCTGGAGCTGGTGCCGGAGTTTTTCCTCCCAATAAATCTCCAAATCTAGACATTCTTAATACCTATTACTATAGAAATATTTATCAGGCAATAAGTCCCACAAACTCATTTAGAATTTTCTTATTCATTTTTTTGTTCTTCAGACTCTTCATAAAAGATTTTTTGATTTGTGTTTTAGAAGCATCTTCTGATACCTCAAATTCAGATTCACTTGTAAGAGTTGTTGCTGAAAGTGCAATATAAGAATGATAACCAGAGTTCTTAATAGAAAACGATTTCTCCTTTTTCCACTGGTTTTGTATTTTCTCTCTTAATTTATATTCACCAAAAGTGTACCGACTAATAAAACGATGAGAATCACGAGACTCAAGAACACGAATACCAATAAAATTAGTATCAGTAAAATTGTCTCTCAAATTTTGAATTAAAATATCAGTGTAATCATCCCACATAGAATCCAAAGAATAAGTGTTTCCCGTTTTACGATCTCGGAGATAACAGTTATCAGTAATTCTACCAACTCCAATAAAAGGTTCACATTCCCAAGAACGTTGAATCTCACGGTGATAAGTAAGTCCATATCCCTCACCATCAGTCAGAACAACACACTGAACTTTTTGAACTTTAGTATTTTTCTTAAATTGTGGAATAATTTGATGAAGTGCAATCATCGTTTCATCCAAAGGAGTTCCAGACAATCCCATTCCATGAGGAATAGGATATCTTGCACCAAAATTAATATATTGAGCAATACGGAACATATTCTTTATTTGTTTTTCTAAAGTTTTGGAATTTACTTTATAAGATAGAATATTCATCAAAGAAAAATATTCATGAATCTGCGCCAAACCATCTTTTTTCTCATAAGGACGTTTACGAAAAAGATGTTCTCCATCATCACTCATTAATGGATATTCATTCGTGAATGCATATACTTCAAATGGAATAGAAACTTTTTTACAGAACCATACAAGATTGAATAACTGCTTCATGGTGTCCATTAATACATTTCCCATAGAACCAGACCAATCGAGAATGAAAATCAACCCATGGTCTTTACCATCGGCAAGTGTGGTTACTTTCTTGAATAAGTCTTCATTGTATTTGTAGGTGTGAAGTTTAGAGCAGTCCAAAACTCCAGTGCGACTAGTAGTAGCACGAGCATAACTATTAGCAGATTTTCTACACTCAAATTCTTTGACAAGATAATTTACCTCTTTCTGTGCTGATTTTTTAAATTTCAGAAACTCACTATCAACATAATCAAACAGATAAGGATCGTGAGGATTGTCCCAGAGTTCATCACATCTCTCATGAATCTCTCCATTTGGAACAATAATATCATCAAGATTAACTTGAGGAAGTTCTATATAAACATTCTCAAATCCATCCATAGATGCAAGTTTTTTAATTGCATCTTCTAATGAGTCCATTGTATCGACTTTAGGTTCAGGATTGGTTTCTCCACCTTGACGAACATGCTCGGTGTCTTGCTCGGCGGTGTCTTGCTCGGTGGTGTCTTGCTCGGTGGTGTCTTGCTCGGTATCAGTACTATCTTCAGATTCTCCAGGTTGCTGTTGTTGCTCCATGGAGTTATCAGACTGTTCTTCAGATGAACCAGAACTTTGTGATTCCAATGAATCCATATCAGTCTTGGTTTCGGTGTTCATCTGCTCCTTACAATACTTATAGAGTGTCTGTGCCGCAATCAGAACATCATCAAAGTTCTCACAATCTTTGATCATGCGAACAATAGACATCTCTACATCTTCACCGAAAGGAATATCAACAAAGTTACCAATCTTGAAGTGAAGATTTACACGGTCGGCAAGATTCATCTTACTTACATCTTCACACTCAACACCAAAGAAGTCCTCATCGGCAAGAACATTATATCCTTTATAGAAGGTCTTAGAGATACCAGCATAACGACGCTTCATCATTTTCTCAATGCGAACATCCTCCACCACATTCACAAACTGTGGAGGTATCTTGTATTCTTTTATCCAATCACGATCTGGTGTATAAAGTGCATGTCCCACTTCATGTGCCACCAACATATCATATATCTCATTACCTGCCTTATCCCAGTTCGGCAATGTCAGCACACGAGTATGGACATTGAAACATGCGGTCTCAACATTCTTATTCTCAACCACAAGGTCTTCAGTGGCAAGAAGTTTGGCAAGTTGAGATTTGATTTCGTGCCTGACGGTCATTGGTTTGTTTCGTATGAATGTAGTATACAATAAAAAAGCACCCCTGTAAAGGAGTGCTGTGACGGTTGTGGAAGTGGATTCAAAACCATAACTCTCTTTGGATTTTTCATGTTTTGATTTCAGTAAAAACGGTTTCACCACATTGAGTGACACATCTCCATCTCTTACAGCAAATAAGACATTCGAGAGTAGAAGTTGAGGTATTCATGTCTGGATTGGTATTCATTCCATTCTTATCATAAATTGGAGGATAATATGCAAGAGTGGTTACACCCGGAGTTTCAATAAACTTGCAATCCTTTCTGGAACATTCTGGGTTGGGATCAATCATTGTCCTCCACCTTGTTGTGTTTCATATAATCAAGAAAAATTCCTTGGAGTTCTCTTTCTTCACCATAAACTGATTCCCAACTATCTCCCATAGCATTCTCCCAATGAGTTCCAGTCTCATCAGTCCTATAATCTGGAAAATCTGGGTTATCAGTTTCTACGTAATAAGTCGTAGATTTAGATACTCTTATAATTTTCATTTGTCAAATTTTTCCTTCAATTTTAAATAAAGTTCATACTCTTCTTTTTCTTTTTCGTTTTTCCTTTCCTCAACAACATCAAAAACATAATCACTTACTGGAGTTCCGAATTCGGTTTTTGTTAAAATCTCACAGATTGCAAGACTGTCTCCAATACAAGGAGCGTGCTCAAGATAATTACTCAAGTCACCATAACCATCTTCATCTGCGATAATCTCTGCCGCATGGCAAATATATTCATCCAGTTGATCTTTTTTAAATACATCAAGACCAATATTAGAAATGGTTTTTAGTCCACATCCAAGAGTATCACGAAGAATAATGTAAGTCATCAGGTGTTTGTGTGTATGAGAGTATTATACAATAAAAAACCACCTCTGTGAAGGAGTGGTGTGACAGTTGTGGAAGTGGTCAGTTATCATTAAGGCGTCCATGTGTGCTTCGTGTACTTCATTTTTTCAATGTTTGATAAATGTGCAACAATCACTTGAACTTCTTTTAGTTTATATTCAGTGCTTTCTTCAAGAGTTAGAGTCTCTTCAAATATAGTCTTGAGAAGTCTTTCACAATAGTCAAGTGTATCATCATAATTAGTTGGCATTTGAGTCATCAGTTGTCCTCCTTTTGTTCCCTGCCCCTTGGGCGTAATGTCTGGCTTGGGTGTTCTAGGCCCTTGACCTGAAGCTCCACGCTGAACGTGGCCTTCATCAAGCCTGATTGGATTTCCGGGGTTGTTAGTCATGGGTGGTGGGGGGGGCGCATTGCTTTCAACTTTTGACCAAAATCAAGAAGATCCTGAATGTCAGTCCTTGGAATCACCAAGGACTGTTCCCAGGCTGTAATCACCTTCTCAAGCTGCTCATCACGACCTAAGTCATAAGCGGTTCGCATGGCTTGAGTACCAAAGACTCTCACTCTGCCTGAAATTGATAGACACGGAAGCTCCAGCGGGTTTTCACATCCGATTTGTTTTAGCACGTCGTCAGTGAGTGGATGTTGGTCAGTCATTAGTTGTTTTCTTATGAAGTCATTATACAATAAAAAAGCACCCCGTGCAAGGAGTGCTGTGACAGTTCAGGAGGTAGTCAGTCGTTAATTTTACCAGTAGGAAGCATTGACTTGATCTAGGGACAGGTAATGGTTAGCAAGGTGTTCTTATCACTCAGTAACGAGGCATCGGAAATTTAAACGTCATTGTTGTCCTCCTATTGACGCATTTCTTTAGGCGTCCCGATGCACTCTCACTCACGTTCGTTATCCTTTGTTTTGAGTAGATAAGAATTAGAAATAACCTTGAAACTAAAAGAGCTATCGTAAGACTTAAATACCAGTCCCTCGCGTTTAGTTTTAGGATTTAGTGAGGGACCTTCAGCATATTTGAGAAGTTCATCAATGCTGCCAAAATCTTCAGCAGCCCAAACTCGTCGATCAAGAGTAGGTACATGGTCAATAATAGCTCCATAAAGATTACTTAATTGATGTAGAATTACGTGGCGTTCGCCTGGTTTCAGATAGCACCCATCAGAGATGTTATAAATGTCAAACATATAAAACCTCTGACCTTTCAGTTTTTCTGGGTTTCCTTGGATACCTTCACCAATCAATTCACCCTGAATGGCATACTCTTTACCATTCTCTTCGCATAAGTTGGTAAGTGCTACAACAAGATTCTGTTCCCGTGATGTTTTCCAGAAACTATTGCCTTCAGTTTCTTTTAGGTCAATGTTTCGGGAACAAACGCCAACTTCACCGTCTTTAAAATAGACAGTCATACTACTACCGTCAAGTTTGGTGGTTACTTCATAGCACTCATCTTTATGAGTTTCAAAGATGTGCTTGCGAAGGTTTTGACAACGTTCTTGGTCAGTTTTAGGAATGAAGTGAGGAAAGTTACCCTTCATCTTTCCTTGAAGTTGAGCAGGAATAGGCGGTTCCCACTTCTGAATACCCAGTTGAACCGTCATAGGATGACCAATTACAGTATGAAGAGGAACAAGAGGCAAAATTCCTCGTTCTTCAGCAACTTGAATAGGAAGCAGAAGTCCCTGACTGACCTGCCCACGAAGTTTTATAGTGCGAAGACGTTCACCCTTCACTCCATTATATTCACGGGGATCTTGACCTTTACTTAGAAAGGGGGCAAGTTCGTGAGGCACCCAGCTATCAATCTCAAGATAGATGGCAACATCGCCAACCTTATACTCTCCTTTTTTGACAACAACAGGCCATCCGTCATTTACAATGGCGCACTCAATTGCATCTGCATTTTCAATAGGTTTGACGTATGTAACTTTCGCGATGCTCGCTAGTTTGCGAATAGTCATAATTTGTTTTTAACCTGCAATAATTATAGAACAAAAAACCACCCCAGTCAAGGAGTGCTGTGACAGTCTATGAATTGGTTTGTATATTTAGCGGATCCACACGAGTCAATCCGATAAAATCCTTACCAAGTTTGATGTCAAACTCATCACCAGGATCTAAATCCATCATGGCAGTGTAAGCTTTGCCGATCACGATATTGCCGTTGTCCTGAACCATTGCACGATAACTCAACTTGCGATGGGGTCCTAAATGTATGCGTTTGGAATCCAGAATTGCAGTGTAAAATTCAACAAAAAGTGGGCTGGGTTCACCGCCCACCATTCGATAGTACCCACAAGCAATAGCAATCTTAGTTTTACTTAAATGATCAAGATCTTTGACTTTATCAATCAGTTCTTGTCCAATAAGTCGTCCCGATTCTTTTGATGATTTCTTTTTGAAAAAATTAAACATGTGTGTGTGTTTCACTTGTAGTCAGTATACAAGAGAACCTCCCTTTTTGGGGGAGGTCATGTGACAGTTCTTGAAGTGTCTCAGTGCTTTTAGGAATATAAGATTTATTTAACACATCGATTGAGAATGAAATACTAACTGACCCATGATTTAAAGTTTAAAAGGAGAAACAATGATACGAGGTTCGACATAAACTGGTTCAGTTTTACCATTACCAGAAGGATCAGAACACAATACCCAAGTTCCTTCTGCACTCTCTGGAGAGAAAAGTCCATTAGGATCTGCTTGGGGCATAGTACCACCTGAAGAAGTATATTTTTCAGGATTAGTATATTGCATTGCTGCAGGAAGACCATATCCAACAGAATTACACAGAAACACAGGAATACCAGTTACTTCAGGAAAAGTATAAGTATATGTCACTAAACCCTCTTGATCTCTCATCTCAATAATTTGCTTCATCAATTTACGTTCGCGGAAGTTTTTGATTGCAGGCATACCTGTTTGTGCGGTTGCTTCCTTGAGAATTCGTTCTTGAGCATTGCGTTGTTTACGATCCGAGGAAGTTTCTTCACAACCAACAAGAGTTGCTCCCAAAATTCCAATTGCAGCAATAGAAAGAATAGTTTTCATGATCAGTTAGGTAGATTAGAGATAAAAGATTGAAGTTCAATGGGCATCGCATCAGCAGGAACTTCAGCAGCACGATGACGAATAATAGATGCGAGTGCTACTTTATGTTCAGGAGATGCTTTAATGTACTCAAACTGCATATTCTGCAGTTCTTGAATAGCACCAGTACGAAAAGATTTTGATTGCTCGAAAGTTTTTCTACGAACATTCTCATATTGTGGAGCAAAGACTGATGTGAAAATAACACCATGATAAGCAAGACCCCAGGTTAAGGCACCAAGTCCAACTACTCCCCCGGCAATAAAAATAAATGGTTTCATCTGTTTTTGTAACTGAAGTAATTATACAAGAGAACCTCCCTTTTTGGGGGAGGTCATGTGACAGTTCTTGAAGTGTCTCAGTGCTTCCTTTCGGGAACGCATTGCCTGAGGTTTCAGTTTTCGTTTCTGTTCTTTCTTAGAGTGATGTTGCCAATTAGGAATTTTCACGACGTTTAAGGTCTTCGATTTTCTTCTGCATTTTAGCAGACCTGTCAATACTCGTTCTGCTCAGTGCATCAGATGCATTTCCAACTAATTTCGCATCTTTCTTAGCAGATTTGACATTTGCTGTTATTTCAGATTTTACTCCAGGTCTAAACTTTGCTAATGGTTTTTTACGCAATTTCTTAACTCTGGCAGATTTAAGTTGCACATTTCTAGCAAGTTCACCAACTCTATTCTTGACTCTTTCTTCTTTTTCTGGAGTTAGATCTTTATATGCTTCTATAATTTTATCATAATCTTCTTTACGAAATTTAACGATATTATTAGATCCTTGTCGTGGTTTTCTTTCTTTAATTTTAACTTTTGAGTTTACTTTATTATGTGTTGCAACAGTTTTTGAGTTAAGTGGATCTTTATATCCTTTTGGTAATCCAAAAGGAGAATCTCTATAAGATTTCATATCAGCATGTGGATCTATTCCTGACCTTTTATTATATGTGGGATCAGAAGGTGATTTTCCTCTATTTCTTTTATGTACCATTCCAGCAACACCTCTATTCATTCGTATTGTTCCAGGTTTTAAGTTCTGTCTTGGTTTTCCATCAGGTCCTCTTGATCCTATACCACTAGCAGAGGCTCTGCGTTTCATTCTAGATAATTCATTTTCTGGTGTATTTGAACCCATTCCTAAATGCTTTTCAACTTTATTTGCTTCTAAAATAAAGTCTTTATATGTTTTCATTCTGAAAAACTTTTATTTTTTCTATATTTATATTACTAAACGACTGAATCCCTTAATTTTATCAAATTTCAATACAGAATCAAATTTGTCATGTAAGTCTGACTTATGAGAGATGACGAATATATTAGCATCCTTTATCACATAACGAATAATTTTTAGGAACTCTTCGGTTCCAAATCCATCGAGTGAAGAGTCAAATACTTCGTCCATAATCAACAGGTTAGTGTTTACGGAATTTTTGAGTCTCGCAACTTCTCTCCAAGTGAAGAGTAGAGCCAAATCTACACGCATTTTTTCACCTTCACTAAAAGAACTATAAGAAAAGTTTTCGTGAATAGGTGACTCAATGGTTTCACCGAACTCCTCATCAAGTTTAAAGTTGATGTAGAAGTCCATCATTTGAAGATAACGATTAACCTGTTGATTGATGAATGGAAGATACTTCTTGATGATTTTTGTTTTTACGCCATCGTCCCGAAGAAGGGAATAGGCAAAATCGTAATGAACGATTTCTTGTTTTTTTTCTGAAAGATATTCAATTGTCTTTTGGAGATTGTCTTTAAACTGATCTAATTTCTCATTTTCAGTATTTCTGTTTTGTAGGTTACTGGTAATAGTTTGAATTTCATGTTCAAGATCTCTGATTTGTCTCTGGTTGAGGGAAATCCGAGTATTGTTTTGAGAAATGCCATGCGTTAGTTTTGTAATCTCCTTAGATAGGGAATTGAATTGACGTTCTCGTTCCTGTTCGAACTTGATTGTTTCTTCAAGATCTTCATAACCTTTTTTGAGTTCCTTTGCTTTATTTTGAACGTCACTAATTCTATTTACACGAAACTCTTCTTCTATGTCTTGTGTGCAGGTAGGGCAGACCGTATTTTCTGTGAAGAACTTATGCTCTTTAGTAATGGTTGCAACCTTCTGAGAAATTTTACCTTTAAGATTGTTTAGTTTTGATAACTTTTCACGAGCGCCAATAACTTCTTCCTGTTCTTTTGTGAATTTATGAATGTCTTCTTCTATGACAGCATTATCTCTCATATAAACTTCGACTTCACCATCTAACTTGTCAATTTTATCATTGTTGGATTTTATATTTGCATTACCACGACTTTCGAGTTCATCAATAAACTCTTCCTGCATCTTCATCTTATCTTTAAGATTATCTTTTTTAATATCTAAAGATTTGATTTGCTCTTTCTTTGTGCGAATATTATCTTTAATCAGACTATTCATCGCAGAGAATATACGAATATCCAAAAGGTCTTCAATAACCTCACGACGATTGGCAGTCGTCAATTGCATAAAGGGGACAAAGGTGCTGCTACCAAGTATAACAATTTGAACAAAACTACGGTAATTCACCTTAAGAATACTTTCCTCAAGAATGCGTTGATTGGCACGATCATCTGCTTCCTTATGAAGTGGATTACCATTCACCTCAATATCAAAGATATTCGGTTTGATTCCACGACGAACCAAATAGTCACGACTATTCACAGAGAACTCAATCTCTACTAAACAATCCCTCTCATTCGTAGCATTCACAAGTTGCGGTTTCGTAATTTTCCTAAACGACTTGTTAAACAGGGAGAAGCAGATTGCGTCCAGCATAGTGCTCTTTCCTGCACCATTTGTTCCAATAATCAAATTAGTATGATGTTGTTGAAAATCAATCTCTGTAAATTGATTGCCGGAACTTAGAAAGTTTTTATATCTAATCTTTTTGAAGGTTATCATTCTTAGGAGGGATCACAATGTCATTAGGAGTGATTATAGTATATTTGTAGGAATGATGTTTACAAGTTTTTATAGCAAGTTCATCATCAACTTCTACAATATCCATATCAGCATCTTCTTCGTCATATAGCATCATAGCATATCTTTCGGCATCATCTTCTTCTTCGAACAAAAATAACACTTTATGTCCGTGCTTATCCTGAACGGCATAAGCACCGTCATCTTTACCATCTTTGAGAGTTAGAAGATACATTTACTCCACTTCGCAAGCTTGACTATACAAATCTTGAAAGATACCTTTGATGATGTTTTTATCAAGATCAAATTCTGATTCATCAATATAACGATTTAGAATTGAAAGTGTATTCTCTTCTTCATCAATATCAAATTCTTCAGACTCTTGAATTTCGAAGTTTTCAATTATTTTTAAATCATGAACTCCAACGGTATAAAGTTTATCAATAAACTTCTCAAAATCTTTGGGTTTTGTTTTTTTACGGACAATAACCTTTACAATTTTGTTTTCATATTCAGTTGCATTGAAGAGTTTATGATTGGTATCTTCGTAATAGATGTTATAAAATAATTTATAAGGATTATTAACTGGGGTATGAGTGAGGGTTTCCGTATCAAAGATATGAAAACCTCTTGTATCATTTACATCATTCCAATACATCTCATAAGGATTTCCTAGGTAGAAGATTTTTCCGTTGTCTGATCGAGTGTGATAGTGTCCCGAAAATACTTTTTCGAACTTGTCAAATAATTTGCAGTCCATACCGTCTTCCATGATGATTTGTCGATTAACTCTAAATCCTGAGAGTTCCAAATGCCCCATCGACACACGGCAATTTGTCTTTTTAATAGTTTCGATAGATACTTTCTCATTATCAGCATTAATCCAAGGTAAAAATAATATATTTAATCCACCGACATTTACTTCGGTAGGTTGATCATATACAGAAATATTATTATAGTCAGATAGAAGCAAACCTGGAGAATTAACTTCATTGGTGTTTTTAAAATATGTATCATGGTTTCCCACAATCATATGCACTTTGTAATCTTTGAGTCGGTCAAACACAACTCTCTTTGCCCACTGAAGACTTTGATAGTCAATCGACTTTCGACTATCAAAAG